GGCCGCACTTGCTGAGCAATAAAACCAAGCTTTTCTGTGCTGGGTTCAGATTTCAACGCATAGCGAACTGGCTCAATCTGCTTAAGTGTGTCGAGACCGTATTCGACGGGGCCAAGGATATTCTTGATGCGCTCATCAGAAGTTTGTGTACCAACCACGGTCCCACTGGTAGTACCGATATGGGAGTTATTTGTTGAAAGGCGGAACTGATCTGAATCATCGACCCAAAAATAAGGCACAGCTCCGTCTTGTGCTTTCAAAGCTATATAGCCCGTAGGGTTTGTAATGCCACTATGTTTGTAAACTCCTAAAGTAGCAGCACCTACGCCTCCAGATACTTCAAGTGCTGACAGTTGCGTGTTACTCAAAGAATCTGAATCAATCTTAACTCGATTGGAGCCGCTTGCTCTATATACATCTAGTGACCCAGTTGGCGTTCGCCCGATGCCAACATCGCCGTTGCTATCAATCCTTAGCGCTTCAGCACCCTCCGTCGTAACAACAAACCGACCATCGGAGCCGGTGTCGATTACCTCAGCAGAGGTGTTACCCTCTTCAATTTTGTCCAGTAATACGCTGCCGGTTACAGCAGTCCACTTTGTACCGTCCCAGGTATAAGTGACCGTGCCAGATGTGAAGGTCTGACCAGTCGTGGGTGATGCGGGGAAGTCGATAGCCATTATCAGTTACCTCCGTTGTTGATGGAAGCCTGATAAGCAGCAATGACTTCAGGTGTCCACAGTGCTGCTGCAACCGCCTGCAGTTCTGCGCAATCTTCCGACACGTCTTCACCAGGATTGCGGCAATGTCGGTGATAGCTGCGTCCCACTTCTACGCCATCTTTTTCAATGATGTCTGCGCGGCGGCATTGGAGAATGGAATAAGGCGGGATGATTTCAATCTTGTGCTCGTGGCGTTCAACAAAAGCAGCCATTAGAAACGTCCTCCAGACGTAGCGGGTTTAGGCCGTAGTTTTAAGCCGTTGCGGGCTTTTAATTAAGCTATAAAATACGTCAAGGTGATCCACATACTTCCAGCAGCGTCATATGCATAGGAAGAAGCGGTGCTCGTTCCGTTTGTTGATGTTACTCCAATGTTGATAACGTTACTTGATAAAGTATAGCCGTACGCATACTGGTCTGTTAAGGAAAGCCCAGACGTTGCTCCCATTGCTGTTACATAGTTCTCGTTGGAAGTAAACGGAAGCCCCGCCACTCTCAAGTTGCCCGTGCCTGTACCACCACTCCACGCAACAGCACAATAGACAGTAACCATATTGCCAATTTTTGTATATTTGCCAACTCTGGTGGCGCCATAGCTCACCGAGCCGGGAGTTGTTGTTCCTTCTACAACGGGCGTAAACGTACCTTCTTCATAATCATCTAGCGCATTAGTTGCTGCGGTGTCACCGTTGAACTGGATACCACCAGTGCCAGAGGCAAGGCGGACGTAAGCGTCGGATGTAATCCTCATCCGCTCTGTGCCCTCCGTCGTAACAACAAAGCGACCATCCGAGCCGGTATCAATTACTTCCGCACTTGTATTACCTTCTTCGATCTTGTCCGTAGCACTGCCGCCTTGCGGTGCAGCATCTACCCACTGGCTTGTATTGCCATCGTCGTAATAGACATACAGCCTTCCTCCAACCGAGTCATACCAGAGGTCGCCATCACTGGGACTGACTGGTGCGCTGTCGCTCGTGGTAACCGATGCGCCACCTCCAGCTACAGTGCTCCAAGTAGGTGCTGCACCAGAACCTGCACTGGTTAACACCTGTCCGCTGGTGCCGTAGTTTGCTCCGCTCAGGCCAATCTCGCCGTTCGCCCCGATGCGGATGCGCTCAGAGCCACTAGACGAGATGGCTACGTTGTTGCTGGAGGGTAGATAAACCCCATTTGTGGGAACGCTGCTGCCGCTTGGGATCAGCGCTGCAGCGGTTGCGGTGCCGGTGGTGGTGACGTTCTGGCTACCGAAGTCCGGGCTGATCTTGGTGCCGGCGATAGCGGCACTGGCGTTCACGTCCGCATTAACGATGGTGCCATCAGCGATCATCGTGCTGGTGATAGTGCCGGTGTCTCCTGTGGTGACGATCGTGCTGTCCAGATAGGCAGCATCAATCGCAGTGCCCTGCCACACACCCGTGCCAATCGTGCCAACACTGGTCAGGCTGCTGCTGACGATAGCGCTTCCTAAACTGGTGGCATCCAATACCTTGGTGCCATTGATTCGATATACTTTGCCGCTGGCGATATTGACGTTTTCGCTTAAAGTCCAGGCGTCTGTGGCATCTACCCAGTTGATCGTCTTATCGGTGCTGCCTTTGAGTGTGATGCCACCACCATCAGCCGTTACATCAGTCGGGGTGTTGACGTTGCCGATGATTATGTTCTTGTCTTCAACCAACAGATCTTGAGTGTTGATCGTGGTGGTCGTGCCATTGACCGTTAGATCACCAGCCAGCGTGAGATTGTCTGACCAGCTGACATCAGTGCCATCTGTAACCAGCACTTGGTTGGCTGTTCCATTGGCCAGCTTGCTAACCGCAATTTCAGCAGCGGCATTGATATCAGCATTGACGATCGTGCCATCAGCTAACATGGTGCTGGTCACTGACCCTGTATCACCAGAGGTGATCACAGTGCCGGTTACATTAGGCAGCGTGATCGTGCGGTCTGCTGTTGGATCTGTAACGGCCAGCGTTGTCTCGAAGCCGTCTGCTGTGCTGCCTTCAAACGTCAGCGCGCCAGTACTGCCAATCTCAAGGTTCCCTGTGATGGTCAGATTGCCGCTGCCATCAGGAATTGGCAGATAGGCCAAGCTGTTCCAGTTGGTGGTGCCATCGCCGATCTTGAACTTCTTGGTATCGGTCTCGTAGCCGATCTCACCTAAAAGCAGAATCGGGTTTGCTGCCGTCCAGTTAGCAGCGGTGTCTTTCCGCTGCGCCATCTGGACGCGGATTGTAGTTGCGGTCATGATTCGGCACCACCTGCCTGAAGGATAAGAGTCGCTGCGACTGCTGGATCAGCATCGTCAGCTTCAAGGATGAACGGCGCAGTGCCGGTCATGGCGTAAGAGGTGAATGCCTCTTGAGCACCTAGTGCTGCGGGCTCACCTGTGAGGGCATAGATCAGGAAGTTGCCGATCAGCGCTACCAGCTCCACGGTCACATCGGTGAACACACCAGACTGCACCTCCTCTGGTTTGGCGCCATAGCGGTAGAGGCCATCAACAGGAATCACATCCGCGCCATTCCACAGTGTTGGCGTCACCGTGAACGTGCGGTGACTGCCGGCCGAGTCGATGTAGTGCTGGCGGATCAGTGCTACCTGGGTCTGCGTCAGATTCGTGTAGGTAAGAGTGATCCTGAAATTGCTCTGGCGCAGGCTGTGCCTGAACAGCACCGGCGCACCGTTCTGCGTCTCTTCTGCTGAGACGTTCAAGCCGCCCAGGTCATAGCTGACGGAGTTGGGCTCCAGATCGGGGAAGGCGGTCATACCAGGTACGGCGGCAGGAGCTGCAACTCCACTGTGGCGCTGATTACGCCGCAGGTCTCATCAATCTGCGGCGGCGATAGGTAGCGCCATAGATAGCCGGTGGGGAATGAGACGTTGGTGGCGGTCAGCAAGCTGCTGGGCAGATCGAATGGCTCAAAGGTGCCGTGCAGTGCGTAGTGACTGATGACGCTCAACTTCTCAGCTGCTGTCAGCGCCGCAAAAGTCATGCGCAGCAGATGCGCCACGCTGGCATTGCTGTGGCGCACGCTGGCCTCATATCCATCGAGCACTGCAAATTCGCTGCTGGCATTAGTGCCAGGTGTGTAGGTACGAGTGGCGGGCTGTAGTGCGGGGAAGGTGGCCATTAGGGATTACACCTGAGATAGCAAGCCAAACGGCCTGCAGATGTACTGGTGTCTAAATCTGAACAATCACATCCATCAGGCTTGACCCATGTAAAAAGTCTTGCGGTCGAGTTGCTTCTGCAACCTGACTCGTTGACGGCAGGACCATTGTCAAATGGCAATGTGCACGTGTTGTTGCCTTCAACAGCGATAAAGTATGAGTCTGTTGGGTATGCCCAAGGCGTGATATCACTGGTTGCACTAGGCACGCATAGCACGGTGACAGATTCTCCCAGTGAGATTGTCCCAGACTTGCCGCCTGATGATGTTGCCCAATTCGTATCGGCGCTCCATGTCCATGTAGGCAGGGGGCCGCTAGTATATACACCGAGATTGATGTAATTAGTTTTTGTTTTGCTTGATCCTGGACAGCAAGACACTGGTTCGGTGCTTGAGAACTGGGTGTAAAAGCCTTGGCTCACAATTTCAAGCATCAACCATCCATAAAGAGTAGTAACTAATCCTGTCTGACCCAAAGACTGTGGCGGTCCCCATCCGCTAGCTGTTGATGGATCTTTGCATCGGCCGGTTGCAACGATGTAATGATCTAACTCGTCCGTAGTGATCGAAAGATCCCATGATCCACTAATCGGCTCATCTTGGCAAGAGATCTCAGTCTCCTCACCAGTATCTTTATCAATCTTGCTCCAGCACACTTGGCCTGCACATGTGAAGTCAGCGCCAGAAACAGAAAGCGTGTCACCTGTTCGCGGAGCTCCGCCGGTGCCAGTGCCGCCAGTGATATAGCCAACTCCGCTCTGATCAAGCGATTGCTCAAGCGGATCAGCTGGATTGTCCCATCCTCCAACTGGCGTCTGTCCACCACTAGGCTCACCAGCAGGCTGGCTCACATCTGGGCCAATCGGCGGATAGCCACCAGTTGCCCATTCATCATCGGTGGGCACATCAAAGTCCACCGTCGTATCGTCCAGCTCTGGTGTGTCGTTAAAGGCTGGGAAGTCGATACCACCGCTGCCCACATCAGTGCCAGGCGTCGCAGAATTGTCATCGCAGCTGTAGTCATTGCGGCCTGATGCAATCACCACACCGGGTGCCGTGGCGGCGGCCACCTCAAGAGCCACTAGGCTGCGGCCTTGCGCATCAATGGGGAAGTGCGTCAGATCAAAGATGCAGGCGCCACTGGCGGTCTTCTCAATGCGCTCGATCTCATACAGGAAATCGTGATAATCCAGCGCGGCCACTGCTGTCTCACGGCGCAGCCTGACGCGCACGATGTCGCCCTGCGTGAGCAAACTGTTGTAATTGGCTGGCCGCACCTTCAGCCGCAGCGTGTGCGTGATGAACTTGCGCCGCGCCAATCTGTAAGCTCCAACCTTGACCGCGTGCGTTTCGCTTGTGCAGTAGCCGCTCAGGTCATACTGCTCGAACGGGCCATCAGCAGCTTCGCCGCTGTAGCTGATCTCAGTGGTGCGCGGGAATCCGATATCTGACTCTGGCTGTTGCCGCCACATCATCTGCAGCGTGACTGGAATCCGATCAGCCAGTGGGATGTATTGGATCTCAAAGCCATCAGGCAGCAAGTGATCCTCGGTGAATGTGTAATCCCAATCAATCGCCGTGGTCTTGATCGTGTGATCAACATTCACCGGCAGCCGTGGCCTAAATCCGAACTTGCCGTTCAGCTCCACCAGGCGCAGCAGATAGTCGTTGCTGATCTGCTCAAGCCATTCATCAAGGTTCAGGCTCTCCTCAAAGACGCCATTGAAGTGCAGGCCATTGGTCTCGGTGAAGTTGGCCGCGGCCAGCATCTGCGTTGTGTCGATCAGCGTGCTCGGGATCCGGCCCGACTTGTCCATCAGGTAGAGGGCCAAGTCGATCACGTTGTTGCTGGGCCCCAGCGTGCTGTCGATGATCCTGGTGATCTGAATGCCCTCACGCACGAAGACGTGGAGCTGATGCTCCCATCGTTCGCTGCCGTCCACAAACGTATTGACGCAGCTCATCGTCGTCATATCTTCGTAGCGCCCGGACGTACCGCAGTAGTACGGGCAGGACCATGGATCCTTACCGGCCACAGTGGTGACGAAGTTGCCAGGCGTCCAAGTGCCAGCCCTGCGGTCATAGGTCTGGTTCCAGGTGCCCTGCCGGCATGGCCCGATGAAGCAGTCAGCCAGATCGATCTGCGGCAACTCACCTTCGCTGAGCACCACCATCATGCTGACGGTCAGTGCGTTGGTGGTCCCATCGTTCTGATAGCGGGCTTCTGTGGCGCCAGGGGCCACCATCACGCCACCATTGCCCGACACACGGCGGCAGAAGACGATCGGCACCGGATCACCGATCTTGTAGGCCCGCTGCTGCGCCGTCAGATCATCAGCAGCCTGCGCGGCGGCCTCCACAAGCGGCGGATCAGTTAGGCCGCTCTGGTAGGCCAGCAGTGACAGCGGATCGGAGATGTTCAGGCTCATATCCGCAGGGGTGATCCGATCTGATAGGTAGTGAACTTCCTAGGCGGCACCTGAGCGCCGACTGGTGACAAGCTACTTCCAAGCTCCACATCAAGCCTCGTGAAGGTGCCGGATACGTCGATCACCTCAGCTGTGTAGGACGCAATCAGGGTTTGCCCGGCCTGCGGTGCGGTGTTATCGAGCCGGCTGTCGAACTCATAGATCTTGAGCTCACAGAAGCGGCCATAGCTCAGCGCCAGATTGAACGCTTCCACCACGCTGTTGGTGGCCGGCACCGTGAGACTCACAGACTTGCCGCCACTGGCGCCGGATTCAGTGATGCCGCTGGCGCTGAACGGCATGTAGGACCAGCTGGCCCCATCCAACGTGATCGTTTGGTTGACGTAGTAGGTCTGCCACCTGACGTAGGTGGTGGCGCCCTTAAAGATGCGGAGATACTGGCTTTGAGCTCTGTTGCTCATCAGTAGGCCCCCTGATAGCGCCGGCCGCCATAGGAGCGGCTATTGCGAAAGATCTGGGCGCCGTAGTCTTGCAGCGCCCGCTCTAGGTCGCCGATGGTGACGTAGCGCTGGCCATCCTGCTGCAGCACCGGGCCGGTGGTGATCTGCACGGTGGTGTTGGCTGCACCACCACCAGCAGCAGCGCCAGCAGTGCCGCCATTGGCGAAGGCAGGAATCACAGCATCACCGCGTGCACCTGAGAGATAGTTGGCTGCTGCTGC